ATGCCTTTGGCTCTTGCGTAGATATCTTCATATCTAGCTTGTGTTTGTGGATCTGTTTGTTGCGTGACTGTTTGTGAGCCACCGCCACCTTGAGTCGCGCCGTAAACTGCTGCTCCAGTTGTAATGTATGGTAATGCTGCTTGTGGCATGTTTTCTCCTATAAATCTTTACTCAACAACACTTCTTGTTTTATGCCTAAGTGTTTTGCTTTTCTAATCCATCCTTTTCTGCCACCACCATATAATCTTTTGATGCCAGCTTCTCTTGCAAATGTTTCTACGTGTTTAAACATTTCTTCAAATTCTTCAAAATTTCCTGCAAAAACTAAAATGTTCATTGCTTTCATTTGTGGAAATAACGCTAATTCTGTCACCATAGCTGATTTTTTACCTGGCCATAGTAGTGCTATTCCATTTCTTATTTTATCTTCTATGTCGTCAATTGTATAGGTATCTTGATATTTCATAGCTTTTACGAGCAAGGGTTTGCACCTATCCCATTCAACTTCCCAAGGTTCTTTTTTGACCTCTTGTATATCAACTACTTTATTAGTCGCCTTTACCATATTCTATAATGCTTAAAACTACATGTATGTTTGCATGGTTTACTTGCGCTTTTATTACTTCGCCTTGCTGAATAATAATACCTTCGTTAGTTTGTAACTCTTCAGTAGCATGTGCGCTTATGTTGTGTTGTTTATAAATAAAAAACTCATTAGAACTTGTATCGGTAATAGATACGTCTATATTGGTTTGCTGATTACCATGATCGCAAGCAATAAATCCTTTAACAATAGCAAAAGTAAAATCATCACCAGTTGGTGCTGTGTAAATAGTTTGCTGTGTAGTAGCAGTAAAAGCATATTTAACATTAATTGCTCTTTGTATGTATTGCTCTTTTGCCGCTAAGGTTAATGACATTATCTTCTACCTCTTTGTCTTAGGTTTAATCTTATGTTACCAACTTGGAAATCCTGTGTGGTTGTACCTGTTACAGTCATTTGTACTTGTCTTGCTGTAAACCTTGCATCAGTATAACCATCGTTCTCAAAGGTAAATGAACCAAAGTCAGTCTCTGCGCCTAGCGGTGTAAACTTGCCTTTAAAGCTTATCGTTACACCAGGTAATGTATTAGCTTCTTCGTCTGGAATAATCTGATTACATTGCACATAGTTATCGCCGTTGCCTAATTCTATTGGACCGCTAGTACAAAAAGGTACATCAGAGTCTAAATTTGGTGAGTTGGATAATAAAGTTGATTCATGTTCGTAAATAAAACCAAGCGAATCACCTGCAATTGGATAGTCAAAAGCACCTTGGTCAATCCAACAGCCTCTGTCTAATGATCCAATAGACCAAGTGTTTTCTCTGTAGTTCCAAATGATATATTTGTTAGGTCTGTATTGGCTTGTGCCTACTGGGAATCCCCACCATATCTCGTTAAAGTTTGAGTTGTGTCCACCCCATGATGCGTTTCTACCTGGAACATTTAAGTTGTCATATACAAAGTCATGCACTTCACATGGTATTTCTCTTACAACACCATCATAAACAAAGTAAGCATTCTCACCCATCCATGCTAAGAAGTTACCTGTTTGTACTACTGATCTTCTACTTACTGCTTTACAGTTAGAACCAGCTGCGGTAATACCATAGACAAAAGGTGAGCCAACATAGCTCATTCTATCTATACCAGTATCACTAAATATGATGACATCGTTTTGATATTTAACACCTAGCAATGCCCTACCGCCTGTAGGTATTTGTAAGTCACCTGCTGTGTTTCTAGCTGTGGATGTCCAGTTGGTATTATCTTCTCTATCACTCCATGCAACTTTCCTAGGATCTCCGCCTGCACCAATAGCAACTAAATGCCTTTCGTTAGTTACTAATATAGCTTGGTTATTAATAGGTGCATTGCTTACTACTGTGCCGATAGTATCAGGTGATCCACCTGCTGAGTCTGGTCGCCATTGATAGATTTTGCCGTCACCAGAAAAACAAAAGATTAGGTGTTCACCCCAGTTGTCAAAGGAGAAATGACCTTGTTGTAATGGTAAACCTGATTGTGATCTAGCATCACCATAATCTTCTACACCCCAATGGTATGCACCATAACCTAATGGATCAGCTGTAACATCGTTTACAAATCCTGATGGTGTTATATCAGTCCAGGTGTTGTCGTAAAGCACATAGATCTTTTGTCTAGTACCAACTGCTAATACAGAGTTACCAGCATTATCTTTATAGGCGTACATGCCAATAGGCTCGCCATCTAATGCTGTAGCTCTTAGTTTAGACCAACCGCCTATAGGTTTAAGAAAACCATTTTCAAAACGAACTAAGTTGCCGTCAACCCAACGACCTTTATTAGCATAGTCAGTTCCATTTTTGACTATCCCAGCTGGCGGAGTTACAGGCAACAGGGCCATGATTAACCTATAGTCTTAGTAACGCTTGTTGGTGTGATGATTTCAGCTATCTTTGCATCTAATGCTGCTTTTTTAGCTGCAACATCATCAGCTCCGAAAACTCCTTCAACCCAGCCTTGTACGTCAGAAGCTGTCAAATCTGCAAAAGCTGTAAAGCTTGAGAGGTCTGAAGTATCTAAACCACAAGTCCCGTATGAAGTAGCAGTAATGTTGTTGCCATCAGCATCCTGATTAGCATCATCTTCTGCTGTTAATCTCCAATGTACTGAATAAACCACATCAGTATTACCATCTAGTGTTGGGTAAGTATCAACTGTTGAAACGTCCCAAGTATATCCAATTGCCATATTATTCTCCTTTGTTAAATTGCTGCAATAATAAATGCTAGAAGTTCGCTATAACGTACTCCTAGTCTTGTTTGTTCTACTCCGTCATCATCAGTCCAAGTGCTACTAATAAACATAGCATAGTCACCTGCATCTAATCCTTCAGCAGTAAAAGCATCTTGTAAGTCTTGAGCTATGATTCCAAAGTGGATTCTAGCATCATCACCTTTTAAAGCTACAGCAGACTGCCATCTGAACTTTCTAAGTAGTCCTTTAGCTGCAACAGCTACTCTAGTCTCTGCATCTGTTAGAGCTTCTATATCTTGTTTCTCGTTCCTGTCTGAAGTTTGTATAGTTCCATTGGTAGCGTAAATGTCTTTGAATCTTGTATCAGACTTACCTAAGTCTATAGCATTATCTCTACCTGCTATAGTTGATGTATTGATAGGATAAATTGCATCTTCAGATGCATTGAAGAAAACACCAGTATCACCTGTACCTATATATAGGTTACTGCTAGTTGTACCAATACTTCCAACTATTGCTCCTGACTTTCTTAATGCAATGATATCACCATCACTACCTGTTCTATTAAGGTCTAAAGGTGCAAAATTGTATCTTGCTGCATAAACATTTCCAGCATTTCCTAAAGCTATGCCATTGTCTGCTGATGTATTTGCACTATTATTAAAAGGAGAGCTATCAGTAGTTCCAACCAACAAATTACCTGAAGAGTCTATTCTCATGCGTTCTGTGCCAGTGCCATAAAATATATAATCTGTAGCATCAAAATCAACGCCAGTATAAGAAGATGTTGAGCGGTTATAATTTATTACTAAGTTCCTTGTACCTGAGTAACTTGGATTTATTTCTAAACCACCTGCTCCTGCATTTGAAACGCTAAGTTTTGATGAAGGACTATCGGTTCCAATTCCAACATTACCTGTTCCTGCACGTATAGTCATTGCAGTTTTGGTAGCGTTATTTGAGGCTTGACCAGTAGATGCACCAGAAACAAGAAAATCCATATCAGCTACATTACCAAAATAACTACTGTTATCAGGTCTGTCCGCAGAACGCATTTGTATACGACCTGTTATCCCTGTTCCTCCTCCAGTTGAGTCGTTTTGTTCAAAAATTAAACCACCAACTATTTGACCTTCTGTTAATGTTATATCTGTGTTTTCAATACGTATATATGGCTCTGTAGATGCCGATATGTGTAAAGGATTGTCAGGACTACTCGTTCCAATTCCAACATTACCTGATGAGTCTATTCTCATGCGTTCTGCACCATTGGTTCTTAAAGTCATATAATCACTTGCATGATTGTATTGAATTTGACCACCATCGTTCTGACCTGCTGTAGAAGATTCTGTATCAGTAAATATTAGTCTACCATTTCCTGATGTTGAAGATTTAATAGTTATACCATCGTTACCAGTACCACCTACAACAAGATTATCTGCTTGTCCCCAGTAACTTGATGGATTGGTTACACCAATTCCAACGTTTCCTGATGAGTCTATTCTCATGCGTTCTGTATTGTTAGTTCCAAATCTTAAATCATTATTTGTATACTGCCATACATCAAAAAGTGAAGTAGAGTTATCAAACTCAATCCAAGATTTAACAGTAGTTCCTTGACTAAACTTTAATGCTTCTTTACCACTTGCATTTTCATTACTAATCGCAATTCTATGCGGAGAAGCTACATTACCTTCAACCACCAAAGCATCACTTGGACTAGTCGTTCCAATACCTAATCTCTCAGCACTTGCATCCCAGTATAGAGCTTGGGTAGTTCCTGTGTCATCATAGAAGGAGATGTCTCCTGTTGTATGAGCTATGTCTAGTCTTGTTCTTGTGCCTACTCCGTTTTCTGTACCTTGAAATGTAAATCCACCATACCTATCAGCCTCATCTTGATAGCTATCAAATACTACATTACCATCATTAACCGAAATTTCTAACTGTTCTGAGCCTGAAGTTGTGCGTCTAATTTTAATAGGATTGGCTAGTGAGTTATTAACAGTCAAACCATCAGCAGTAACTGTTCCTGTTACGTCTATGCCTGTTGAGGTTGTGGCTAGTTTGGGTGAATCATTATGATAAAGTGTTACTGCACCATCAGCAACAGCCGTAATCATGTATTCACCAGTGTACTTATGTATTTCTACGGCATCGTTACCACGTAAGATAAGTTTGCCTGTGCCTGCATCATCAATACGGCTATGGCTACCATCATGATAAATTTCTAAATCTGAACCTGCTCCGAATATTGCTTTTGAACTATCTGCAAAGGTAATATCATCACCTGTGCCTACAGCTATATCTGTACCGCCTGTAGTGTTACCATTAGCAAGGATCTCGGCTAATGTATCTACTGTTCCTACCTGGCTATCTACATAGGCTTTGATTGATTCAGAAGTAGCAACTGTTGTAGCTGATGCTGTACCAAATGTATCGTCATCAATAAAGTTTGCAATATTAATGCTGCCATCTGATAAAGTACCAAAAGTAACTGTGCCTGTTGTTGTAATAGCTGATGAGCCATTATCTATAGATCCAAAACCTGATGTGATTGATCCACCATTCAATGCACCTACGCTTGTTATGTTTGTTTGTGCTGCTGTAGATAAAGTACCTACAATTGAAGTATTAGCTGTAAGGGTTGTAAATGTACCCGCAGCTGGTGTTGTGCCACCAATAACAGAGCTATCAATAACTGCGCCATCTAGGTTCATAGCTACTGATGTACCAGTAGCGCTAAATAAACCATCAACAGTATCTAGGTCATCGTTTAGCTTTGTTCCCCAAGTATCAGTAGATGCTCCTACTTCTGGTTTTGTTAAGTTAAGGTTAGTTGTAAATGTATCTGCCATAAAATTTTATCCTTTAAGCTGCGTCTTGTTTGCTTAATTCATTCCAAGTAGTAGATGGATTAGATTGATCTGACCATGTTGTACTTGTTTGTAAATCTGTCCATGATGTGTCTGGATTCGCTTGGTTTGTCCAGGTATCTGCTATTATATCTTGTTCTGTCCATGTGTCATCAGGAACAATTATATCTTCCCATTTTAGACCACCAATTGCATTAAATCCACTTGTTTGTGTAATTGTAGATGTGGCTCTATCTATCTGATGACCGATAGCATCAAAGCCACTAACGCCTTGTATGTCAACAACACCTTTAACTGTGAATCTACCAGTAGCAGTCATTCCTGATACTGCTGGTCCAAAAACAACACCTCGGTCTATTTGATGACCAGTTGCTGTCATTGCACTTGTAGAACTTATGGTTGATGCACCAAGCGCTATTCTTACACCAGCAGATGTTGCGCTAGATGTAGCAGCAATTGTTGCTGATCCTAAATCTATTTGTATGCCAACTGCTGTTACGCTAGAAGTTGCAGATATGGTCGCTTGACCTCTATCTATTTGTCTACCAGTTGCGGTAGCTCCTGATGTTGCAGATATAGTGGCTGCGCCGATTTGGAAAACAGGTGTCCCAAAATGAGACTTCCCGTATCCACCATATCCGTAGCCTACTGAGGCCATGTTATTAAGCTAATGTTATATCTAAATCGCCAGCGTCAAATCTGAATACGTCACCTGAGCTTACAGTTTTAGAAGTTGTTAAGTTTGCGTAAGCTAATAGATTACCACTTGATGAGGCATCTAAAATACCAACTGCTACTACTGTACCATAATCAGCTGTTGCTGTTGGGTATTCAATTGCAGCTGAGTTAGTAGCTGTTGTTGGGTTTGTACCAGATACAGTAAATGCTCCTGATTGTCTTGCGTATGCTCCGCCTGATACTTCAGTACCGCCACCTGTATCAGTAGGTGCTACAGTATATAAAGCAACATATAATGTTCCTGGCGCTGTATAAGCATTACCACCAAACACATGGTCTAATACTTTGTCCTCTAAATAATCACTAAATCCAGCCATATTGTCTCCTAATTATTATTCCAATAATATATTTTTTTACCAGACTTGCCATAAGTTCTTCTTCTTTGCATTAGAGAGCCTTTGCCAAATTCTGCTTTCTCTTGTTCCATTCTCATTTCTTCTAATGCTTTTTCAAATTGTGCTGTGAATAAAGGCACTCTTTCATCTTCCATTAGATAGATAGAAGCATGTTTTAAAGCACCATATAGATAAGCATCTGGATATCCTGTGGATATAAAGTTTGTAGTATTAGAACTACTAAGTGCATCTATAGTGCCGTAGTATGTTAATTGTAATGTATAACTTGAGTCAGGAGTAGGTGCTAACTCTAATGAGTTATCTACAATTGCATAATATATTGGTTGACCAGATACATTGTTATTAGCTTTTCTATAAACATCTAATGATTCTATTGATTGTTGGAATAATGGTCTAAAGTCGTTTGATGTAATTTCTATGTTTATGGCTTCTAACCAATCAGTTGGTAAGCTCATGTATTGACCATCAGCTGTAGCAGTAGCACGCTTTATCATGTCTTTGTTTCTTAATCTCCTATTAAATTCTGCCTCTGTAGCATCAATAAAAAAATCAAGTTGATCTGTTAAATCTGATCTATTTAAGAAATTAGCTATATTAGTTTTTAATTCATCGTATGTCATACTTTACCTTTCCATGTTCTAAATGGTTTATTATCTGAATGATTTAACCATTTTTTCCATTGTGCTGAGTCTTGCGCCCATCCTTCTCGGACTGCTCTTTGATATACAACCATTGGTATTTCAGCTACATGCCTAAAATCTTTACCAGGTTTATATTCAGACAAGTTTTTAACATAGTCTAAAGTAGGTTGTATGTTTTGTTGTGTGTGATAAATAACCTTATCATCCTCTGTAGCAAATACAGATTTATAACCTTGCTTATGATCTATTAGTGTTGTCTTAGCCATGTAGAGATTTTAGCACAAAAAAAAGGGATGCCGAAACATCCCTTAAAGGTTATTGACTAAACTTATGATACGTTTAGGTCAGCAACAACACCATGTGCAGCTTCGTTGGATACTTCTAATCCATACTCAACCACAATCATTTTTGTCTCAGCATCTCCTATTGTAGCAATATCAACAGTTTTAAAGTCTCTTAGGTAAGACACTTTAGCAAACTCTGGATCTACTAATAATAGTGATGTTTCTCTTGATCTGTTTGATGGAACAATTTTTAGTTCACCAAAGTCAGATGAGTAAACAGATACTGAAGCTTCAACTGTGTTTGCATCGACAAACTGTCTAGCTTGAGTTCTACCTGTGAAACCAGAAATAACTTGCTTGTTGTGTGGACCACAAATAGCCATGTTTGGCTCACCGCCGTTAGTAAACATAGTCTGTAGAACACCTTTTAGTAAGTCCTCTGTTAAGTCTCTGTCTGTTCCGTCTGTTGGAGCAGCACCGCCACCAGCACCTGCACCGCCGGAACCTCTTGATACGTTTGATGTAATCCAAGATTCAAAACCACCAGTTTTTCTAGCTGTTGTAGCATCACCAGTTGTTTTAGCGCCGTTTTGACATAGAGCTTCTTCCATATCTCTTTTTAGTGCTTTTGACATAATAGCAAGCTGATGAGCCATTTCTGATCTTTTACCAGCTGCATCTGAAGCGTCCTGCGAACCTGTTACAGTTGCATCTCTGCTTGAAATCATAGCAACATTACTTACCCTTGTTGTAGCTGTTGAAGCTGATCTTGATAGTTCAAAACCCTCTAATTGTCCAGCTGAACTTGGTGTAGGTAATACTTCTGTTTGCCAATCAAACACTACGTTCTTAATATTTCTTTTTCCAATTGACGACATAAACGGTGTTTGCATTGGAGAGATGTTGTAAATGATATTACTTAGATCTTCTCTGTCAGCAGTTGCTGAATATGTGTCAAAAGCATTAGTGACCTTCGCCATAATATACTCCTATAAAATTAAATTATTTGTTCAAATACTTTAGCCGCATCCTGAATCTTTCCAGTTTTAGCTAATTTTTGTTTTGCTTTCTTCACAGGTGCTGTCGTTTTTGGTCGGTTAGTAGTACCAGGTCTAGCAACTCTAGCTGGTGCTTTTTGTGTTGGTTTTTTCTTTGTGGCTTCAACTGTTTTAGAGTTTAACCAAGCATTTCTTAAACCAAGCAAAGCACGATAATCATAAACCTGTTCAACTTCTTGTTCTGAATATTCCAAGTTGTTGATTGCATAGTCTCGAATAGCCAACTTTTCTTTAGCAGCAATCTCAGGATTCTGCCATTCTGGGATAATTTCAAGAAGTCTTTTATTACCATATTCAACAAACTGCTGAATCTGTTGTTGCTGTTTAACTAGTGCTTCTTGTTGAAGCCTTTGTTGTTCAGCGCTAACAGCTTGTAATTTTTCTTTTTTTTCATCCCAAAGTTGTTTTTCTCTGACGTAGCCTACAGGATCATCACTATATAGATTTTCCCAGTCTGGTTCGTTAGCCAGTTCGCCCTTTAATTGAGCTTCCATCTTCGGTAACAACTGCGAATAAATCGCATCTCTTTGCGCTAACTCTGCTTGCTGCTGCTCAATAGTCTTTCGCTGTTGAGAGAGTTCTTGTGTTTTACGCGTATAATCTTGCTGACGAGAATATCCGTTGACGAGTTCCTCTTGCGTGACTTCTACCTCTTGGCCATCTACCTTTACAGTAAATGTTTGAAGTTGCGGAGCTTCCTCTTCAACATCTGTTTGTTCTTCTTCAACTTCTTCTTCATATTCGTCATCTTCCAATTCATCTGCAATCTGTTGATCTATTTCTTCAACATACTCAGAATCATCTTCAATGACTTCTTCTTCTGCTACTTCTTCTATGACCGCTTCATCAACCTTATCCTCTTCAGGGGTTAAAAAACTTTCAAACATCGAAGTAGTAACTTCGTTATCAGTTTGTAAAGCAGTCGGTTTTCCGTTATTGCTCATATAAATACTCCTTAAATGTATTTAAGAGTATTTTATATCAATAATGTGTAGAAAGGGAAGTATTAACCAATATTTCTAATTTTGTTAATGTTTGCTCTAGTAAGCTTGCCTTTTTCAGCGATGATACGCAGATGTCTTTCAACCTCTGGTAAAAGTAATAATGACCTATGTAAATCTTCTCTAGCTGTAATATCGTTAATATCTCTTGAGTTTAACCAATGTGTAATGTATTCGTTTTTAAGATTCTCTATAGCTTCTTTAAAAACATCTGATGTTAGTAATTGTTCTGCTTGTGCAGCTTTTAATACGTCGTCTTGTGATATTGCCATTATGATACTCTCATAGGTAGTTGTTGATCTATTGAAAATTGACCGCCAGTTGGTTGTTGTAAAGCAGATAAGCTAGACTCTAATTCAGATATTCTTGACAATAAACCAGATATATCAGGTTGTTGTTTTGGTATTCCTGCTAACGCTGCTTGTATATCTTCTTGTGTTGCAAAGCCACTTAAGTCTGGCGCTTGATATGTTGGTATATCAATACCAGCAATAGCAGCTTGGTTTGCAGCTATTTGTTGTTGCAATGTTGTTGGGTCAAATTGTGGTATGCCACCTATTTGTTGTTGTAAACCACTGATTTGCTGTTGTATTCCACTTGGGTCAAAACCAGGTCTACCTTGTAATTCTGCGATCTGTTGTTGCAACCCAGTAGGATCAAACATGGGTATTTCCCTACTTTGCAACGTGCTTATTTGTTCTTGTAAGCCTGTTGGATCAAACATAGGTATATTACCTATGGATTGTTGTAAACCACTAATCTGTTCTTGTATTCCGCTAGGATCGAATCCAGGTCTTTGTTGCAGAGCTGTAATCTGTTCTTGCAAAGTTGATGGATCGAATCCAGGTCTTTGTTGTAGTGCGCTTATTTGTTCTTGTATACCACTTGGATCAAACTGAGGTATTGAACCTATCTGTTGCTCAAGACTACCAATTTGTTGTTGTAGTCCAGTAGGATCAAACTGGGGTCTAGTTTGTAGTTGGTTTATGTCTTGTTGTATGGACATAAAATCATCTCTAGTCGGTACTTGTTGTTCTAATATACCAAGTCTTTGTTGTAATGTTGTTGGATCAAATGGTGTTATCTGACCAATATTTTCTTGTAAACCAGCTATTTGTTGCTGTAATCCTGTAGGATCAAAACCTGGTCGTGTTTGCAATTCTGCTATTTGTTGCTGTAATTGTGTTGGATTAAATCCAGGCCTTTGTGAAATTTGTGTTATCTGCTCTTGCAATCCTGTTGGGTCAAATCCTGGTTGTTGTTGTAATAAGTTAATTTGTTGTTGTAATCCTGTTGGGTCAAACTGTGGTATTTCTCTTGCAGATAATTCAGCTATATCTTGTTGAATTGACATAAAGTCATCTCTTGATGGAACTTGCTGTTGCAATAAACCTATTTGTTCTTGTAAACCAGAAGGATCAAATCCTGGTCTTTGTTGTAATGCAGTAATCTGCTCTTGTATTGCACTAGGATCAAAGCCTGGTCTTTGCTGTAAAGACGTGATTTGTTCCTGTAAACCTGATGGGTCGAATACAGGTATCTGTTGTGATTCCAATGCACCCAATCTTGTTTGTAAACCTGTTGGATCAAAGCTTGGTACTTGTTCCAAAATGTCTGCTTTTAAAGCTTCAGGATCTATTTGTGGTACTCCTAACAATCCTTGCAATCCTGTTCTTACATTTTCTGGTATTTCTATTTGTGAAAAATCAATGTTAGACAAATCTATTTGTGGCAATTGTCTTGGTATTTGCAATCTATCAAAAGGTATAGTTACTCCACCAATACCTGTGCCTAAGAAACCAAGATCATCAGGTAGTTGTGTTACAGGTGGTGTTACAGGTGGTACGAATATTTGATCGTCCCTAACTGGCGGAGGTGGTGCAACAGGTTTTTCTACTGGTATATCACCATTAAGTTGTGCTTGTGTGTAACCCATAGGTTGTTCGGGCGAATAGCTTACACCTGGTGCTATAACTTGTGACATTGGCATACCGCCAGCTATAGAACGCGCATAATCAAAACCGCTAGTGTATCCTGCGTTTCCTAAATTCGCCATGTTACCTGGTAAAATGTTATATATAGAACCTAAGTTATTAGCAAATAATGTTCTTTCAGGATCTTGATAAAATTCTATTTCACCTGTTTCTGGATTCCTTTTTCTATATGTATATGCCATATTACTTGCTGATTATTTTGTCCATTTTTTCGTCTAGTTTATCTAAACGATCTATAACTCTATCTATGCTGATTGTTAGCTCAACTTTAGTTACATAGTCTTTTGCAACTTCTTCGCGAGTCTTATTAAGCAGTATATCAACTCTTTTCATTTCTGTCGCGTTAGTTCTGATGCCATGTATGATTGGTGCGAATACTAATGTCATTACAATATTCCAAAACATCATGCCATCAAATTCCATCAGTAGCTCCAAATATGTGGTCTAGGTCTACCTTGTGAATCTTTAGATATATCAAGATGTATAAATCTTGCGCCACCCTTTTGGTTTACACCAATACCAGTAAAGCCAAAGTCTCTGGCCTTAGATATAATTTCTAATGCTTGTTTGCCTCTAACACCTATATCTGCTGCTAAACCTAAAGCATGTGTACCAGGTTTAGATTTCTTAATTTCTACAGGATGATCTGCACATCTATAACCAGATGTGATTTTGAATGGAAATCCACACTCTGTTCTTAGTTCTTGTAGCTTGTCTATAAGCTCATGCTCTATTTGGTTTTCACCACAATGTTTACAAGCAAATTCTTCTAATACAAAGTTCTTCCAACTCATTTTGATACTCCTTTAGTCTTTTCAAATGTTCTTAATCCACCAAGTCCTAGCATACCCATTAATACAGTCATTAGCGAACCCATATCAAAACTTGGTAAGTCAAATGATAGTCCAGCTGCTGATAGTCCGAATACAATAATAGGCTGTAATAAAAAGTGGTACAGCATAGCAATGCCGCAAGTCCACCCCACAAAAGGCCGCCAACCTGCAACGAATAAGGATCTATGTCCAGCTTCAATCTTGTTGATCTCAATCTGTGCCATATTCGCTTTATGTAATTCTGTTTTAAGTTCATGGTTAAGCTTTGCTTGTAAGTCTTTATCAGGCACTAATTTGCCAACTATGTCGCTGACTGGACCTATTAGTTTATCAATCATCTTTTTTATGTAGTTTTAAAAAATACTCAGCATCTACTAATGCTAATGGTTTTGTTCTGTTTCTTTTAATTATAACCAAAGGTTCGTAATCTTTACAGTTTTCTTGCGACTGTTCGTATGCTTTCCATACATTCACAGCTTCTTGATTTTTGCACTCTATTGAATATGGGAATTGTTTGCGAGATTGCACGCCCATGATGATATCTTCACCATTAGAACCCATTGGTCTTGATTCTAAATCTTCTGGATCAAATCCTAGTAGTTCAACAAGTTTGTCTACTACCCATTGTTGCAAAGCTCTCCCTTTGGCTTTTGCAGATGATGGTTTCACTTTTTAGTTTTTTTTACTTTTTTCTTTTTAGGTGGTCTACCTACTTTAGATCCGTATGTTCCTTTACCTCTTGGCATAATTACTCCTATGTTGTATAAATAATCAAAGGTTTTTCTTTGCCCTTAACTTTTATTGGTTTCAGTAATTTTAACTCAATTTTAGATTTATTTGCAGTAGATTCACCGATCAATATATCTACACCCACTTCTTTCGTTGCTGACTCTAATCTTGCAGCTGTATTTACACAGTCACCAATAGCAGAATAATCAAACCTAGTATCACTACCCATATTACCAATAACAGCAGTTCCTGTATTTACGCCTATACCTATAGCTATAGGTTCTGATAATTCTTGTTGTAATTGTTGTATAGATGTTTTTATATCTTGCGCACATGCTATAGCTCTATCTTCATGGTTATCTAAATCTAATGGTGCTGAGAATATTGCCATAGCTGCATCACCAATAAACTTATCTACCATACCGCCGTGTGCTTGTATGCAACGCACTTGTGCAGTTAATACCTTATTCATAATTTCAGTAACTTGTTCTGGCTCTAACTTTTCACTTAAATTTGTAAAACCTCTAACATCTGTAAATAAAAATGTTGCTTCTTTTTTCTCACCACCAAGTTTTAACAAGTCAGGATTGTTTTGTAATTGTTTAACTTGTCTCGGATCAAGGTAATGTTCAAACTGTTTTTTTATCTGTTGGCGTAATTTATATTGTTTTTTGTAGCTTAAATACAAAGCAATAGTAGAAACTAGTATTTGAGAGATGAAAGTCCATGAAAAATCCAACAAAATACCTTTCTGAACGCTAAAAACCCCTGAGAAGCCTGTGGTGAAGAGCAAAATTACAGCGAGACTTATGCCCTTAGCTATACTGAGATAATTAATTACAAGCCACGTCAGCGACACAAAAATTCCTAAAATTAAAATTTCGGCTAATAAATGCCAATCAGGAATCCTTGGTGAATTTTCTATCAAGATTGACTCAGATAATGCTGCTTGAATTTTGTGTGGTTCTAATAATCCAGTTGGAGTTGCGATTTGTGGCATGATGCCTGGAGCAGTTACGCCAACAAATACAAACTTACCAGCAACATCCATTTCTTGTAAATTAGTTTGTGGTGTATCTACCCAACTGATCCACTTACGACCTAAACTGTCGGTAGCAACTGGTGGTAATCCTTTGACTCTAATTTCTTCTATACCAAGGTCATTGGTTTTTATAACGTATGTTTTTGCATCTACCAATGCTTTTAATACTTCTGTGCCAAACGCAGGTACATATCCATCTGGTGTTCTTAACAATAATGGTATTCTTCTTACTAAGTTGTCTACATCAGTTGGTGCAGTTGCAATACCTTCCTGTGCATAAGTTGTTAATATCTTTGTATTTTGTATGACACCATTTGTAGTCATACCACCTACATCATCACCAAGTATGACAGTTCCTGTTGTTGGCGGATAAACACCATTAGGATTTTCAAACATTGCTAATATAGAAGTGCCATACTTTAATGATTCTGCAAAGTATTTGTCACCACCTAAACGATCTGGTTGTGGGAATCCAATAACATAACCTACACCTATAGCACCTTTAGCAATTATCTCTGTATGTATTTCACCTAGTCTTTTTCTAGGTAACGGCCAACCACCTTCGTTAGCTATATCTTCTTCTGTAATATTTAGAATAGTAAAGTACCCAGAAGGCTGTTGCTTTGGTACTAAATAATCAAAGACTTTTAATTTTAATATTTCTGTAGGCGTTGACTGATATAACAAAGGCAATGCTAGTATTATAAGTATGATGAATAGTAGTCGTTTCATTAATCACTCTGTGTGATCTTAATTATACTACCAGTACCGCCATTTACTTTAACCACCTTTGATGCACCATCTTGTATAAAGATAACTGTATAACTAGAAGATGAATCTATGTCTACCCTTGCAGTATCATTAACACTACGCATAAGTGTTAAAACTTCACCAGTCACATACGATGTGATTTGTGTGTTTAAGTCTTGACCTAAGCTTGTACCAACTAGATTAATTGTTGTTGCATCCTGTGCTAACTGATCCTCTTCTTGTATTTCTTGTAATGCGTCTATGACATCAAGTAAATCTTCTAAGAAGTTCACATCAAGATAGTTTATATCTAGCTCTGTAAACTCTAGTTCTTGTTCTGCATCTAATAAATCTTCTTCTAAATAATCTATATCAAGATCATCAAAGTCTAATATATTTTTCTTTTTTGTTTGTATAGTTTCTTCTATAGCTTGCTCTTGTTTAGGTGGGTTTACGATAAGCATGTTATCTATTAGCTCTAGCGTTAAGTCTAGTATGACTGGCGTACTTGGTGACTTTTCATATACATCTACAGTTGTAGCTTCATAGGGTTTATTAAGCGTAACTGTACCCATAGCTGTAGTTACTAGTATTTCACCACTAGATAAACCATTGATATCAGGTAATAGTATTAATAAACTGCGACCAGTTTCATCTACAGTTACAGTGAAATCAGTACCTCTTATAGCTATATTCGCTGTAGGTGTTTTAAGATCTATATTATTTTTATCTATCTTATTTAGGCTACCTGTAATAAATCTAGCTGTGCCAAGACCAAAGGTAATAGCCATTTTAGATTTGCTGGGGTTAGGATCAAAGATATATTCGTCAATAGTAAGTTGCGAATGTTCAGTCAGTTTTACTTTAGAATCATCTAAGAATGTAATAGCCATACGACCATTAGATGTAATGGCTTCATCATTTTGTTGTATATCAAACGACTCTGTAGCTGTGTATGGCTTATCTCTTACAACCTGTGCTGAACCAGTCAGCTCAGATATATTGCCTACATCAACAGCTGGTTGTTGTTCCGCCGTCGTTTTGAACGACGCAAACAGTACCGCTAGACCCAGTAGAATTGATCTGTAGCCAATCAGCAGCAAGCGTTGATGATTGTATGATGTTAAATGTTCTACTGTTTCCTGTTTGGTCGAGATAGAAGTATCCTCCTGCATATCCACTTCCTGTAAAGTTTACTGTGTTGCTATCCCCATCTACATCAACATAGCTAGTAGCACCATCATAATTAATATCAAAATCAAAGGTATTGCTATCACCATTGATTATCCAATCTAAGTCTAAGTTTTCACTTAATGCGCTTGTACCAGTATCTAACGTAAATGTGTTAGAACTACCTGTTACATCAACATTGTAGTTTGATCCGTCAATCCCATAAGTATCTGTTGGATCTGCTTGTATAGTGAATGTATTACTATCGCCATCAAACTCAAAAAATCCTGTTATATTATTACCATAAATATCACCAAGAAATTTATTGCTGTTACCTATCTGGTTAATATCTAGTGTTAAGTTAAGGCCATCTAAATCAAGCGGCGTAAGTGTACCTGCTATAGAGTTGAGACCACCAATAATGTTAGATGAGCCTAACTGCTCTAGGTCTATGTTTGCAGTTGCGCCTGCTTGCTCTACATATATTTCGTTGTCAGCCGCGAATAGCGGTAAGACAATCGTCATCGCAATCAATTGTTTTAAATTCTTCATAATTCCAATATCCTCTATTTGTTCCTTCTTTTATAGTTTGTAAAACAGCAGTTTCTATCGCTGTTTGTAGTGCTATATTGATTGACTCGTTCCTGACTAAACCGCTCTCTACTTCTACTAGTTCGGTTGAATCACTAATAAAACGAAAGATATCTTGATCTATAGATGCACTTAATATCGTTTTAGTTACTAATACTTCTAGTAATACTTTACCCGTACTCACAGATACAGTACGTAAGGAGATGGTAACTGTATCTTGTTTGTACTGCCTAGACATTCCTATTCCAAGGTATCTAGCTCCAGCACCTCCACTCTTTACGTTACTTTCGTATGATATCACGCCACCTTGCATTATTAAACCCGCAAACATAAGTGGTTGTAATTTGGTATCTTTTTTAAACTCTTGCCTGGTGCTTCTTATGATCTGTCTTTCTTTAGTTACATGATCTAAACCAACTCGCTCTACTACTTCAAAAAAACCATTATGATTTATACCTGCATGTTTTAAGGCTCTAATTAAGTATGCGTCTGGTGCTTGTGTTACTGCTGATGAGAAAGTTGCGTAAGTGCTGTTGCTTCTTCTTTGACCAGTTTGATCTGTAAATGATCCTGCGTAGATAGCTACTACTGGTTTGGCTTTATTGTTTGCTTTTATGTTAGCAAGCTCAGGTACAAGTAATGAACCTATTTCTGGCTTTTCTATTTTTTGTAATGGTGGTAGGTTGTTTTCTAACGGATCTATTATTATTGCGCAACTAGAAAGTAAAGTTGCCAATAGGCAAAGATATAGTCGTTGTATCACCATTTGCATCTGTTATTGTTAAAGTTATTATTCCGTCTATAACATTATACTCTATAGTATTGCCTTCTAACTCTAAAATACCACTAGTGCTTGCAGTTTCACCAAACAGGTTCTCTACTAATTGTCTTGATAGCTGTGCATAGATTCTTGATTCTAAGTTTCTTATAAACCTTGCTAGTGTAGTATTTTCTTTGTCTCTTTCTATTTCATCTTGCAACGCTTTTATCTCTGCTTTTAACGTCATCTTTCTAGTGTGCATTTGGTTTTCTATAGTTAGATAATGTGCAGATGTGCCAACACCAGAGAACGATGGTGACTTAAATTTATGTACCATTTCATCTGCTGATACAGATAAACATAATACTAATAAACTAATCTTTCCTTTTGTCATTTCTTTTTGCTTTAGCTATTTTGTTAGTGTCTATTAACTGTGGAACTCCTAACATAGTTTTAATCATAGTGTCTTGTCTGATAATTTCATTATCTAGTGATCTAACTCTATCTATCAATGCTACTAAAATACCATGTTGTGTGTCTAGTTTTGTGCCTAGTCTTTCTTCCATGGCTGTGAGTGATGTATTAACTTTTTCATCTACAGTATCTAATTTAGTTTCCATACCATCTATGATTCTGTTAATTAGTTTCCAAACAAACATACCTAGACCTATGGCCGCAGCTATAGGAAAACCTAATTCGGTTATCAAGGTAACGATGTCGTTCATTTAGATTGTGTTAGTTTATCTTCTGTTTTTTGGAATGATCGTTCTAAAAATTTATCTATAAGGTAACTTATAAACTTCACTTTCTTTTCTTAGCTGTTTTCTTTGCTTTCTTAAAAGCCTTAGCTGTAGGTGCGCCTTTAGTTCCAGGCTTTCTCATCTTCTCATTAGAACCAGCTTTAATTCTTTTTCTTTTAGCGTGTATATTTGCGTATAGTCCTCTTGGCATATTATCTCCTTATTTTCTTCTTGATTTAGCTCCAGAACATTTCCATCTTTTTCTTGATAGGTTGTTAGGAGTGTTGGGGTTGTTTTGTTTTTTCTTAGATAATCTTTTCTTTATACCTAGACTTCTAGCGCAATATGAATCGCCTTTAGATGTTCCTGGCTTAACCCTTGGTCCACCGCCTTTAGCTTTGCCTGCTTGTCCGTAACTTACTTTTTTACCAGACTTGGTAATCTTTACTTTTGCTTTGCCTTTTCTTGGTGCTACCATTATTTCTTCTTCCTAGGTCTGCCTCTTTTTTTAATGATTGGTTTAGGTTCTAGTAAGTTATCTAACCAACCTGCAACTTTGTTATAGGCATATTTAATCCAGCCTACAATCTTTAGGGTGATCTTTTTAATCCATTCCCATGCTATTTTTAAGTATTTCATTAATGTACCATCCTTTCTTCGTAATAAATTATTTCAGAATCTTGTGTTACTTGTCCACCTGACATTACAGACATAATCTGCATTGCGTGATTTCTGTCCTTCGCTCTAATTTCTTTACCAACATAAACCATGTCATCCACAATTACTTCAATATCAAATATTTTGTGGTGGGACATTGTTTGTAAATAATCCTTGAGCTTGAGCTTTTGCATTTTGTCTTATTCCTTCTCTGTCTCTTTCCATTACTGCGTTGATTTCTGCGATATTAATTTGTGCGCCGTACTTAGCTTGTAGCTCTAGCGCTTTGACTCTAAGTTGTGCCTCTTCAATATCTCTTTGTCTGTCGTCATCCATGATGATTTTCATTCTATCGGTTTCAGCATCGATCATTGCCTTTTGTGCGCTGACCTGTGCCTTCATTGCTTCAGCTTGTGCAAGCATTTCAGCTGCATCTGGCTTTTGTTGCTCAGGCGCTTGCGGAGGCATCGGCGGAACTTCTGTATTGATAAAGCTTTGCGCGTCTTGGAAACCAGCCATCTCTATCATTCTAGTCAAAGTATTAGCGTATTGTTGCATTGACACTAGAGGATTCTGTGGTCCTAGCGTTGCCATGATTTGTTCTTGTTTTTGCGATAATTGTGCTAACACTTGGAACTTTTCTTCGTCAGATGACTTAGATATAGCTACATTTACCACTAAATCCTTGTCATTATCCCAATATCTTGGGTCTACAGGGATAAATTTACCATTCAATCTAAACACATCTTGCGCGTTTTGGTGCTTGATTACCAAGCTATTTACTGTTTTAAACATGGTTTTTAAGCCACCTTCAGCAAAATGTCTGCAAATAAGTTCTACTCTACCTTGTGCGCCACTCATAGTAGCTGATACAGCTGTTGAGGTGCTGGATTGTAGAGCGTCTGCGTTTAAGCCAGCTGATGCTTTGGATACGCCAGTTCTGTTTTCTTTAGCTTCGTCCAAATATCCTAGTACTGGGAACGCTTCTTTACCCACAAACGGCACAGCAAATGGTTGTACCATTCCTGGCGCACGCATCCTAATAGGTTGCCCTATGTCGGTGTTTAGTACATCGTCTATATTTACTTGTCCTTCAACAATACCCATGCGTGGGAAGATTGAATGACCGAGTGAATCTAAAGTGTCACGCATAATTTGTGACTTAGCTGATTGTATTGGTTTAAGATAATCAGCAGGACATGAACCTATAGCTGTGTGCGGTTCTGGATCAGGGCAGAACATACATATTGGTAGCTCATCCCATTGCTCTACGTTTAATATTTCTAAGCCGTTGCCTGCGGTGCAAACTCTGATACGTTCATCAATACCATCGCCATCAAAGTCATAAAACAAGTAATGTTCTATGTATAACACATCTTTACCGCCAGCATCGTTTCTATCTGGGTAGACCATATTGTCAAATGGGTTTCTAGCTTCTTGTTCTTCGTAGCTTTCAGGATCTAACGCACTACCGCCGTAGCCTGCGTATTGTTCTATTTCTTCTTGATCGTAACCCATTGCCACTAAATCAGATACAGATTTAATCATGCGGTGCGCAACGTAAGATGCAGATTCTATATCGCGTGCGTGTCTTGATATTAAAACTTCTTCAGGCGGTATAGATTCTATGCAAACTTGGTCTTTTGGTTTTAATCTTCTAATGGTTAGGTCGTAACTAGCAGGCACTTCTTGGGTGACTTCTTGTTGGCTGATAGGATCAAAAGTTATTATCGTCTCGTTGGTTACTGACTCTTTTACTATCTCAACATTTTTATCTAGTATTAACGCTTGGTAGGATTGCGGATCTAAGTTAGTGTATTCGTGCGTGGTAGCAGTTACTGAATCATCCCAAAACACTTTGACAAAACCAGTCTTTCTAACAAGTGCATCTTTGAATACATCATACAGCACTTGGAAGCCTGGGTTCTTTTGCTGAATAATATAATTAATATAATCAGTTTGCTGTTCGGCTAGTTGGATATCTTCTGGTCCTTTGGGTACAAACTCAACAATCTTCTTAGTACCAAAGAAAGTACGCATGATAGACGGCAACATAAATAAAATGCTTTCTCTAACATCTGTAGATACAAATTCTGACTGTAGTGAGCTAGTGCCTTCTGGCTCGTTACCAAGATAGTATTCTGTGGATTCAGCTCTTTCCGCGCCGACTTGGTGTATAAAATCTTTAGCGTCATCCATCTCGGATTTAATCACGCCGACTAAATCAATAGACTTACTTTCTTCTTCTGAGATAGCCTTGATTTCTTCTTCTTTGTATTGCTTTGCCATAAATTACCCTACTCTGATTATTCTAGATTTTAGTGGTTGTCTGAAATTATAACCTAAAAAGCTAGTGCTTCCACCAAAACTTGCAGCAGAGGATGCCATAGTCAAAGCAAGTGCATCTGCTTTGTCTGGTGATTTAATCCCGCGCTTGCGCATTTCGTCTTTTGATTCTATCTTTATTTTGCCAGTAGAGGTATATTTATACAATGGCGCAGCCAATTCAGCGACAAGATCATCATCACTAGGCAGCCTGCAATCACGCTGCGCCAGCCAATCCTTAATCGCAAACCATAACTCCGCGCGTAGGTTTAAATAATTCTTTTTAGTCGCGGGAGCTTCTGCAACATTAATCCCGCGTACTGGTAAGTTCTGCTCGGCGAGCCTGTCCACCACGCCTGCGCCCAAGCCGATGACATCTACCAATATTTCTTGTGGTTTTTCTATCGCAGTAGATTCATCGTACATATTCTTAATCACACCGCATAACTGCATCAGATCCATAGACTTAAATGACTTGATACTCATCACATGATTACCTTGTCTAACACATAGCGCGGAGTTGTCACCGCCGAAACGTGCGACATCTAATCCCCATATAATCGGCGCGTTAGCTGTAAGTGATACATCCCTATCGATAGCAGCTTTGACTAAGCTCATTGGTATGACTGTATCGTCATCCGCCGATGGAAACTCGCCCATCACCTCCACGCGCGCGACTGTGGAATCTTCGCCGTACTGCTCAATCATCGTTTGAAAGAGCTTTTGGTCTGTGCCTTCGACTGTGCGCGAGTCTATTTGTTCGTTTTTCCAAAAGGATTGTTTAGAGTTAAAGCTATCGTAGAATGGCCCTGTGTTTCGGCGCGGGTTGGAAAAAGTAAACCAGTACCTATCGCGCGTGGGTTCGGAGAAGAACCCTTCGCTGACGGAGTAGATGGGCGCGGGAATACCCGATGCTTCATCCATAATCAAACATACGCCGTATGATGAGTGGATACCTGCAAACGCATCTGGGTTTTCCTCGCTCCATAACTGCGCTTGCGCGTAGTAATAACCAGTATCTATCTTGAGGTCATTAATTAGCGCATCTTCAAACCATTGTGCGGGTTTTATCGTGGTAGCTGTTTTGGTGAACCAATGTGAGTTGATAGCGAGCGTGAGCCATTTACCTAGCTCCGCCCATGTTCTTGATCTGAGCTGTTGTTCGGTGTTAGCGGTAACAATAATGGTTGACCCCAGGCGCGTGGAGAGCATCCATAGAATGATCCATGCGACTAGTGCAGATTTACCAATACCACGACCAGAGGCTACGGCTAGTCTAAACATCTCTGGTAAATCTAATACATTGTTTCGCTCAATGTGTATTGCCATTTCTCGCAAAATTTTTTCTTGCCACTTTCTTGGTCCTTTAAACTCTTCAAGGGGGGTGTCTTTCTGTCCCCATGGGAATACATACTTAACAAAGTTTACTGGGTTGTCTTTGATTGGTCCTGACCATAGTTCGGTCATCAATTCCTTTTCTAGTTTTAC